ATTCACTGATTTGATTCTTCCATTTGGAGTACAGCAGAATTCGTTGAACGCTGTTACACCAAACACTGTACGCCGTATGGCTCAGGTTTTCAGAATTGAATTTCTTGGCAATGACCAGCAGTTCAACAAAGATGTTAAGCTATTCGTTGATACCGATATGGTTCAGTTCATCAAAGATAACGATGGCAGAAAGCCAACTGCTGCAGAGTACACAACTCTAGCAACTAAAGCAGAGAAGAAGGCATTCTATACAGCCGTCTTGCGCTTTGCCAGCTCCCTTACATTGCCAGTTCAGGGACGTTTAGTCACTGGCGTATCTGGATATGCAGACATACTTTACAAGATGCAAGACGTATATGGCGACCAAGCAACAGAGATGTTTGCTGAAAAGTACCCAGAATACTTTATGCTTGCTGACGGACTTACTGACCCAGTGTCGGGCCTGCGCAAGGACAAGACTGCAGTCACTCTTGCTAAGCGAAACATGGATACAATCAAGAACATTGTGGCTGGTGTCGGTGATAAGGGTGACTTGACTACCCTAGGTGCCATCTTCAACGATGACAACTATGCATTCTCCTCATCTGCACAGGCGTGGTTAACACGCACTAAGATTCCTGGCACTACTAAGAAGTTCGTAGATACTGCTGATGCATTTGCACAGGGTCGTTCTTCTCTCGTAAGTAAGGGCTGGAATGACTTCTTTAAGGTACAAGAGATTGTAGCTGATTCTCTTAAGAATGCTGCCACACCGATTGACCCAAACAGCAAGTATGGGCAAGCTATTGTTAATCAATACGTAGATGCTTTTGTGCAAACACAGAAGAGAGATAACCAAATCTGGTTTACTGAGTACGACTCACAGGCTCGAGGCGGAGCAGGAAGCCGTCAGGCTGATACTGTTATTGCTCTTACAATTGCTATCGAGAATGACAAGATGTGGAAAGACCTATCTAAGCAACCTAAGTGGGAGCTAATCCTCGATTACATGAAGTATCGTTATCAAGTAACAAAGCGCCTTGAGGCTATGGGTACAACCCTTGAAGCTAGCAAGGTTAGTTGGTTGCGCGATGAAGTTAACACTACAGTCGCAGCTATGCGTGCACAGAACACCGAGTTCGCCAAGTTCCACGATAGATACTTTAAGAACGATAAATTTGATTTTGTCTACGAAGGGCAAGAGTAATGGCTACTGGTAATACAAACCGTATTGGTGCAGGGACTAATCAACAGTCACCTATCATGACAACGGTCAATCAACCTGCTCAACCGACAGATGAATTCACAGCTAATGTATTAAAAGCATTTGAATCTAGAGGCATTAAGCTTGATACAAATCTAGGGACTGGCCCAAGCGTAGACTTGCTCTCCTCATTCGACAAGGCCGAGTGGGCAGCGATTGGTCGCATGCTTCAGAAACTTGGTAGCCGCGTACAAGGAGTTCAGGAAGCAAAGCTTGCTCTCCAAACAACGTATGGTAGCATTCTTTCTACAGCAACATCCTTTGCTGAAGTATACCGTGAGCTACAATCAGACTACATTCCAGGCTTAGATACTGAAGCATACAAGGGTCCAGAGACTAGAGTCCAACTACAGGACCCATTGGTTATTGACTCACTCATTCGTGGGGTATACCAGTCAACACTAAAGCGTGACCCTAACTCTAATGAGCTTGCAGCTCGTCGTGTAGAGATTGATGAAGTCATTAAGAAGGGCACAACCACAACCCCTATGGGTCAAGCTAAGGCTATATCAACACCTGGCTTTACTCAGGCTGGTGCAGAAGAGATGATTAAGAGCAAGATTGAATCTGGCGACACGGGAGTTCAAGAAGATTTGGCGCAAGCACAGAGCCTAGAGTTTGCTAACTTCATCGGAAAGCTAGGTAAGTAATATGGCATTGAAACCTACAGTCACCATTGGTGGCGCACCTGCTGGATATGAAGAAGAAGCAGTAGCACAAAACAAGTTTGGCCTAACAGCCGCACTGATTGAAGCTTATCCTGAACTACAACGTATCTATGAATTGTGGACTTCTAAGGACTATGCTCAGGCAGAGATTGAATATTACAAGACGGAATATTATAAGAATGTATCAGATACAACAAGCTCACGTACTCTTGAGAAGTCTGCTAAGCCTGGTGTTTACCAGCAGAAGCTTGAAGACTACAAGATTAAGCAGCGCAAGCGCTTATCGCAAGAAGGTATTCGTGAAATTGATGATGCATTCCTAGAAGAAGCATTCCTTGGTGGATGGTCAGACAATGTCCTCGACATCAAGGCTGTAGCTAAAGTTCCAGCTAGCAAGCAACTAGGCGGAGACGCCCTGCAGACAGCTGACTCGCTCAAGATATATGCCAATTCTTTTGGTATGGAATATAGCCCGTCACAATACGACAAGTGGACACGTGATGTATTCAGTGGCTTAATGACCGTTGACGACCTAAAGAACAAGGTTCGTGTTGACTCTTCTAGTGCATATCCAGTATATGCTGACCAGATTAACAAGGGTGTAAGCCTTGATTCTTTAGCTTCAGCATACAAAACTTCTATTGCGAACATCCTCGAAGTGGATGCAGACTCAGTCTCATGGAATAACCCACATCTACGCAAGGCTCTACAAGCTGTGGGCCCAGATGGTAAGCCATATGTTAAGCCAATCTGGCAGTTCGAAAAGGAACTACGCAACACAACTGAGTGGGAATACACAAACAACGCACGTGATACCATGGACACTTTGTCCCTCAAGGTTCTTAAAGATTGGGGACTAGCATAATGGCACGTAGTTTTAGAGAAGCAGAAGAAGCGTCCAACGCAGCTTACTACCTCCAGCAAGCTGGAGCAGACCAGCGTACAATTGATGCTCTTAAGTATGCAGACCCAGCCGATATTCAAGCAGCGGTAAATGCTGCGCAACAGAAGCAAAATGCACAAGCTGCATACGAAGCCGATGCTGCAGCAAGGGCTGTTAAAGCCAAGGCAGACGCAGAAGAAGCAGCGCGCCTTGCTGCACTTAAGAAAGTAAACACTCAGACACAAGTACCATCGGCCAACGATGCACTCATGCAGCAACTGCTTGGACAGCAACAGCAGGTAGCAGCCGATGCCGCCCGCGCTAAGGAAGCAAACCGTCAGTCAGCAATTACTGCAGTAACGGCACGCTTTAAGCAGTATGGTCTTGACAGTCTAGCAAATAAGATTAGAGACTTAGCTATTGATGGCGCTACAGAAGCAACAATTACCCTAGCCCTCATGGAGACACCAGAGTATCAGGTACGTTTCTCTGCTAACTCAGATAGACTTAAGAAGAATCTATCCGTGCTCTCTCCAGCAGAATACATCAACGTTGAAGACTCATACCGTCAGGTGCTTCGCACTTATGGGCTTACACAATTTGACAATGACTCATATGTAAAGCAGTTTATTGCTAACGATGTTTCAGCAACAGAACTTTCTAACCGTGTAACTACGGCTGTTCAGCGTGTACAGAATGCTGACCCAGCTGTCCTATCACAGCTCACAGACTACTACGGCATTGGCCGTGGCGACTTAGTAGCATATGTCCTTGACCCATCACAGCAGTTCCAGAAGATTCAGCGTCAGGTATCTGCAGCTGAGATTGGTGTTGCTGCTGCAAAGCAGGGGCTACAGTCTAATGTTGCCGTATCTGAACAGCTTGCAGCACAGGGTGTTTCACAAGCTGAAGCACAGAAGGGTTACGCAACCATTGCTGACATCCTTCCTACTGCTACAAAGCTTAGCGAAATCTACGGAGCAACACTTGATTCGTATGACCAGTCAACTGCTGAGCAAGAAGTATTCAACCAACTAGCATCAGCTCAGCGCAAGCGCCAGAGATTAACAGCTAGAGAAGTTGCTTCATTCAGTGGTTCATCAGGGTTAGCCCGTGGTGGATTATCTGACGGAAAAGCAGCAGGACAAATCTAAATTCCTAGACGGACCTATCGGCCCCGTATAGCGTAAAAGACCGAGAGTAGGAGCCAGCATACTTCCCCGAGTATGTGTTGTGGCCTGCGAACTACAAACAAAGAGAGAAGGGTGGTTGCTATGAGCAACAATTACTGGGATGAAGAAGACGATGACCTCGATACACCGACACAGGACGGCGACGGAAGCAATCTGCTAAAGCAGTTGCGGAAGGCAAAGCGTTCTGATGAGAAGCGTATTAAGGAACTTACTGAGCAACTTGAGGTATTATCCAAAGGGCAGCGTGAGAGAACCGTTAAAGAAGTCCTAGAAAAGAAGGGTGTGAATCCAAAGGCAGTACGTTTAATTCTTAAGGATTTGGACGATGTTAGTGAAGAGTCAGTTAATACCTGGCTTGACGATAACGCGGACTTGTTTGGAATTGAAACTACCAAGGAAGCACCTCTAGCAAGTGAGATGGACAGAGCTGCATTACGTCAGCAAGACATCCTCACTCAGGGTGCAATAACACCTGACAGAGCCGAAGACATGTCAATGAGAATCGACAATGCACAATCTGCAGAAGAGATTATCAACATGATTTACGGTTCACAAACCAAATCATAGTTTCTAACTACAAAAGGAAATAACCTAAATGGCATTTGTATCAACAGCATCCGATAACCTCGGAGGTACCGCTGGTAGTGCAGGTCTCGTACAGAAGGCTTATGACCGTCTCTTGGAGTTCGCACTCCGCTCAGAGCCACTCATTCGTTCAGTCGCAGACAAGCGTCCTACCAACCAATCAACACCAGGCTCAACAGTAGTGCTTCAGCGCTACGTTGACCTTTCAGCAGCAACAACTGCACTCACAGAAACAACAGACCCAGATGCAGTAGCAATGTCTACACCAACATCTGTAACCATTACTCTTAACGAGTATGGTAACTCTGTTCTTGTGACACGTGCGTTGGAACTCTTCAGCCTAGCTGATGTAGACCCAGCAATCGCTAACATCATCGCATTCAACCTTGCTGATTCAATTGACTCAGTTGCAATGACAACTCTTCGTGGTGGCACTAACGTCATCTACGCAGGAGCAACTGCAACATCAACAGCAACAATTACAGCAGCTGCTACACTTTCTTCAGCTAACGTCCGCAAGGCCGTTGCTAAGCTTCGTGCAGCTAAGTCTGTAGCTCGTAAGGGCTCACTCTACTGGGCTGGTATCCACCCAGAAGTTTCACACGACCTTCGTGCTGAGACAGGTTCAGCAGGATGGCTCCTTCCAAATCAGTACGGTTCATCACAGGACCGCATCTGGGCGGGAGAAATTGGTACATACGAAGGTGCATACTTCGTAGAGTCACCACGTCTATACAACGCTACAGACGGAGCATCATCTGCTCGTAACTACCGTACTATCATTGCTGGACA